TCCACATGTAAAAACATCACAAACTGCCATACCTAATTCTGGCCAAGTATGAATGCTGATGTGGGACTCAGCAAGCATAGCAACTGCGGTCACACCTTGAGGTTCAAACTTGTGGGACACAAGATCCAAGAGTGTGCTTTGGGCAAGAGAGGCAGCATTAACAAGCATTTCCCTAATATAGGGTTCATCATCAAGAAGTACTGATGAGCAGTCCTTGAGAGTGAATAGGATGTGCTTCACTTATCATATTCCGAATCTGGTTCAAGAGCAATGAAATACTCAAGATTGCTCAAAGGATCTCCTGCAGTAATGATCCTAGTAAACTTTGCTGCTCTGGTGCAAACATCAACATGATAATCACCAGGAATGATTTTAATAGTTTCCATTTTAAAGTTGAAGCAAAAAGAAGTTTCTGATTTGCCAACGATGTGGGAAACGGTGTTGGAAGTTTCATTGTCCTTGTCCTTCACAACAATGTGAACTTCATCTCCTTTAGATTCAAGGCAAAGGTCGGGAAGATGAAGAACCCTAGATGCTTTGAGAAGTGACTCAAGAACTTCATTAGTCAGTTTAAAAGAAAACTGTGTCTCAGGAAGACCAAGTTCTTTATCTGGAGGAACGATCAACACATCAGGATCGCAGAAGAAGTACTTGAGTTTACTCCGTCCAGATTTGATAGTCACATAGGATTGATTACTGAACTCAAAATCAATCTCTTTTGATTGATCAAATAGATCCCACCCATTAATAAATTGACCAAGATCATAAATTGCAAATGCTTCTGGAAACTCTTCCTTTACTTCTGCCTTTGCAAAAACATTCTTTGTTACAGAAATAGTGGCAATCTTAGATCCTGGTTTGATATAAATCGAATTGTTAATCGTAGAAAAATTCTTAAGGATGAACTTTGTACGGTCAGATAGTTTCATAATCATTGATTGTAGGTTTCACGGATGGCATTCTTGTCGTTGAAGTTCATGAGGAGAACTGCATAGTGCAGAATCTTCATGATATCACGGCGGGCACAACCCTTCTTATCGTAGCGAGAAGCATACTTCAGAATATTGCTACGGCAAAATCTTTCACCATCACCACACGCTTCAATCAAATCAAGAGTTTGAATCTTATCATCACCAGCAGAATAATGCTGGGTATAAGTTCCTCGGATATATTCAAGAAGTTCTTTAAGAATCTCCTCTTCGTTATACTTCCAAGGAGTTGCTGGTGAGTTAGGGATCATGTTGTCAAGTGTAGTGTCAATAGTAAAAGTGTTGTCGTCCATTTCAAGTACATCGTAAAGTAAAGACCAAGCGTTAGGCATAACTAAACAAAAAATCGTGTACAAGTGACTTAGATTTCTCCTTGCCAAACTTGCTGTCAAGGTAACCACTTACGGGATCTAACTTTGTCATGTATCTGTCAAAGTCACCGTATGTAGAAGTTACATCAAACCCAGTAGGTTTCTTAGATTCTAGCATGGATTTGTATTCTTGTAAATAGGCACGGAAGTCATCAAGGTAATTGTCAACTTCTGACATTGTGCATTTACGAACATACACATTTTCAGAGAAGTGATTGCCTGGTTCAAAGAATCTGAATGTCCCTTCTGCCTTTGGCAATTCGGGAACAGAGAAGAGATAATTCTCTACGGGATGCTGAAAGTCAAATACAATAATGACTTTCTTTTCAAAGAATCCCATCAGATCCATACCAAAGCAAGGAAGATTCTCTCCTGTCTTTGGATAAATGATGTTGTTGTAGATACAGGATTTCTCATCCCATATATCAACTTCTCTGGATTTAATAATGTACTTGTTGTTGTAGAGTTTGGCAGAAAGGTTTGCACCGTTGTCAGACCAATCTGCCCAATCTCCAATGTTTTCTAGATCAGGAAATGTTTCCCATAGAATCTGCTTGTACTGGTTCCACAGATTCTTCAAGTTGGATTTCTGCATCGACTTTATCGTAAAGTTCAAGGAAGGACTGTTTTGTTTCTTCATCAAAGCGATTCAGACAAACTTTGATTGCCTTTGCTTTGTCACCGAAGATGCTGTAAGCACGAATAATGTGAACAAGGCGGCGAGTTGAAATGATCTCATCAATACCACCTTCATAAAATGTCTTGCGAATGATACCTGCCCAATCAACAAGGTGAGAGATAAACTGCTCATCATCACAGAGACGAGAGAGAATCTTTTTCTCAGTTTGTGAAGCAGGATATTCCTGCTCAAAGGTCACAGGGAAACGCTCAAGGAATGCTTCATTAAGAACATTGGTGCCGATAAAACGTCCATCATCAGAACCCTTACCCTTAGTGTTAGCAGTGGCAATGATATTGAATCCAGGAGCAGGAGTAACGTGCTTTCCAATCTTCTTAAGGAAGACACCCTTGCCTTCTAGAATGGACTGAAGACAGAGGATTTTGTTAGAGGCAAGGTCGATTTCATCGAGAAGAAGGATTGCTCCCCGCTCAAGTGCATCAATAACGGGACCATTATGCCAAGCAGTGTTCCCATTGACAAGGCGGAAACCGCCGATGAGGTCATCTTCATCAGTTTCAATAGTGATGTTTACACGAATCAGTTCACGTCCGAGTTGGGCACATGCTTGCTCAACTGAAAAGGTTTTACCATTACCAGAGAGTCCCGTAATGAATGTAGGATAGAACAAACGGGACTGAATAATTTTGCGAATATCGCTATAATTACCGAACTTGACAAAGGTATCATCGATTTGAGGGATAAGATCTTGGTGTTCCCGTTCGGGAATAATAGGGGCACTACCCTGGTAGATTTGTTCCATTTGTTCCCGAACGGGAATGTCACGAGCAGTCAAGTCCCACTTACCACGACCAGTTTTGTACATCTCAAGACGTTTGCAAATGGTGGGATAAGAGACATCAAACGCATCAGCAGCAGCGAGCACTGCCTCAGTGTTGACTTGATTGCCGTAGTTTTCAGTGAGGTAATGAGTGACTTCGTTGACGTTGAGGTTAGACATGCGAGGCATTGCGATGTGATTTATAACAAAGTTAGTATAGTGGCAAAGGGTGGGTTAGTGACCACCCCCTGTGCCAGTTTATCAGGCGACCATCGTGGCAAACGAAGAAAGAATTTTCTTGTTTGCTGCCTTGGACTTGAGTGACTTTTTAAATGCTGCTCGGATTTGTGCAGTAGTTGCATCCTCAGCAACTTCAAAGTCATCAGATTGATTCAACGATGTTGAAGCAATGGCATACATGGCATCATAACCTGTAGTATTTAAGATAGCAGACCGTTCCTTTGCCCACTTCTTTTTGTTGATTTCAGAATAATTGCCAGTATAGTACCAATGAACATTAGAGACATCACGGGATTCCACAACCCGATAGGAGATAAAATTAACAAAAGGGAAATTATCTTTTAGGTTAGTAAGAAGAGTTTTGGTTACACTAGTATCCCAGTTATGGTCATTAAAGGTTTTGTATGTACGACCTTTCTTAACATCACGAAGTTGGCAATTAGAATTGACAGAAATTTTTCCAAAAGGACGGTCTGGGAAATAATCTTCATTCATGCGTACTACACGCCCAATACCATTCGATTCACCATCGGTAAGGAATATAGTATTAATTTTATCAACTCCAGTTTCCTTAATGAACTTGGGAAGGATGGAATGCAAAGTAACGATGGTTTCATTAAGAGGTGTTCCAGAAAGACCTAAACCATTAGGAATCATAGTAGTTCCATAATGCCTAGAAAAAGTTCCCAAGCGCCAGAGATTTAAACAATCACGATCAAACTGAGAACTAGAACGAGTATAAGACATCAAGTTTAGAAGACGGAATGATTTGTGCAAATACAAGTCATTAACTTTCAATTCTTGGAGTTCCTTCAAAACATGATCATCATCAAAATCACTTTCCGTTACAGGGAACTCATAGGTAAACGCATACACTTCAAATGGGATATTGACTTTCTTACAAAACCACAACAAGTTAAGAAGTTGTTTAACTGTATCATGAATAACATTTGCCATAGAACCAGACCAGTCAAGAATAAAAACTAGACCATGGTTTTTACCATCAGGCAAAACAGTCACTTTTTTAAACAGGTCATCATTAAATTTGTATGTGTGGAGTTTGGTGCAATCAAGAACACCAGTTTTAGAAACTGAAGAGCGAGAGTATGCATTTGCAGATTTCTTCATTTCAAACTCTTTGACAAGATAGTTTACTCCGTTAGAAGCAGTTTTCTTGTACTTGGCATATTCTTTTTGATTCGCTTCAAGCAAACGAGAGTCGTAAGAATCTGTGGTGAATTTCTCATTACTATAGAATTCAGAAATATATTCTTGAAGCATGTCACAATTGACAACGATGCGATCAAGATCAATCTTTTGAGGAATGCTTAGATAAGCAGATTCGTAAGAGTGTTGATTGATTAGTTCTTTTTGATTCTCAGTAAATGCATTATCAGTAGAAGATTCAAACTCATTGGTTTCTCCCCCCTTATCTTGAGGTGTATCTCCTTCATCATTCTCTTCCATAGAATCCTCAGAGACCCCTTCAGAATCGCCTACAGGACCCTTGAAATCCGAATTAGATGGTTCCACCTCAACCTGAGTATTTTGTTGCTCTTCACCAGATCCTTGGTTAAGATCATCAAGATTCATTTTAATGGGAGAAGATTCTTTTTGTTTACTCTTGAGATAAGCGTAGATGTCATGACTCAGTTTAAGAACTTCTTCCCAGGTCTCTACACTACCAGTACGATCAACAAACAGTTGCTCTTCTGCAGAAAACTCGATCATGTGATACGCACCAATCTTGTAGTAAAGATTCAAGCGATCAATGAACGCCATACTGGACATATCCTCATTCTCAACAGAGAAGAAATCTTGATTGTGAAGTTCTTGATAACCCTTATAAAAAGTTTTACTCAGACCAGCATAACGACGCTTCATCAGTTTCTCAATGCGAGCATCCTCAACGACATTGACAAAACTCATGGGAACTTTTGCATACTCTCCCTGCTTCCAATCTTCATTGGGGGTATACAGTGCGTGTCCAACTTCATGACCAACAAGCAAGTCATACACAAGATTAGATGCTTTCTCCCACATAGGGAGGGTAAGCACACGGTTCTCCACATCAAAAGATGCGGTGCCAACCTTACGGTGCTCAACGATCAAATTCTCAGTTGCCAGAAGTTTGGCAAGAGTTTCTTTGATTTCAAACTTCATGGAATTTCTCTGAACTGAAAACAGTATACAAAAAAAGACCCCCCTTTACGGGAGGTCTTGTGACAGTTCTTCAAGTGTCTAAGGCGCTGTTTACTTGCACGGATTCTTCCTTTGCAAGTGCCCTTACCCTGCTTGTCTTTCTTTGAGTGGTGTTGCCAGTTAGGTAGTTGTGCCATTGGTCTGAAATGGTTTAGAGAAGTTTTTGACCTTCTTGAACTGTATCACATTATCAAACTTATCGTGAAGCATGTCCTCTTTGTGTGAGATCACAAACACATTGTTACCTTCCGTAACTGTTTTGAGAATGTTAATAAAATCAGCAGTTCCATTACTATCTAGAGAACTATCAAAGATTTCATCCAAAATGAGAATATTTGTATTTACAGAGTTCTTTAGTTTGGCAACCTCTCTCCAAGTAAACAACAACGCCAGGTCAATCCTCATCTTTTCACCCTCAGAGAAAGAAGCGTAAGAAAACTCATCTCTAAATCTGGACTTAATTGTCTCATTGAAAGTATCGTCAAGATTGAAGTTGACATAGAACTCAAGTTCTTGAAGGTACTTGTTAATTAGAGTATTCATCACAGGAAGATACTTTA